GACGATCTCAAGCGTCCTGCGTAGCGAGGTTGAGGACTTCGAGCCCTCGACTGGCAGACTCAGCTTGAACTCTTCGTCAGCCCGTCCGTAGAAGAGGCCAAGGCGTGCTTGAAAAAACGGGAGCGATTGCCAGCCTCCATCCTGATCTGCTGGGCAATCTGAGGCGCGTTTTCAACCAATTCCACGGCCTCTTCGTGGGTCATCTCAGGCTTACCAGTCCAACCTATGATGAGGCCAGCCACAAGGCGGTTTTCGGCCTGTTCCCTGTGCTTCTCGCCAGCGTCCTTGTCCTTCTCGTAAATGTCCATCGCCTCCCGCATGATCTCGGCATCAATCCGGCGGAACTCGTCGGAGTCCTGGCCGCGAAGGAAGATGAAGCAACCGGAATCCTTTCCGGTCTCCGGATCAGCCAGCGGCAGAGAAATCCCCTTGTTGGCAAGGGGACGCGTGAAGAAGCGTTTGATGTCGGGAGCGTCGGGCATGGGAAAGTTTAGGCGGTAGGCTTGCGGTTGAAGCGGATTTGCAGAGCGTAGCCAGCGGTCTCGTCGTAGACGGCTTGGAAGGGATAGCCGGAAGCTACTTCTCCGCTGACGCCGTTGGTGTTGGCCTTGCCGTCAGTCAGGAAGATGCGCGGAAAACGGAACTCGATCTTATTGCCGTCAGGGTCAACAACGGTCTTACGAAGAGCAACGGGTTCTTCATCGAGGAACTTACTGAGAAGGTCCGTCGCGTCAGAACCGAAAAACGCAGTCATATTGCCAGTGATGTTCACTTGGCCCAAGGTGTGATTCTGAGTCAGCGGAGTCCCGATGACGTGGCGCGAAGCCATGTTATTACTGAGAGTGAAGTCCAACTCAGTGATGGTTGCGTTTTCGGTGCCGTCAATCGTCACCGTGCCAGAGTAGCCATCAGCAGGACGCTCCGAAGTTGATGCGTTGTAATTGGCGTCCAATGCGTCACTATCATCCTCAGTCATATCCTGCCCCATCACGGAGAAGGTCGCAGTGGCAATGCCGTCGGCAGGAACCTTGACGTTCATGCTGTTGACGTTGCAACCAGAAAAGTGATGGTATGGGTTTACCAAGGAAACATCGTCAAACTTTTGCTCGACGGCAAAAGAAATTGGGCCGTCAGAGCGTTTGCCTGGGGTCAGGATTGCGACGCATGGCGTAATGGTCACACTATCTCCAGCAGAGTCAGTTACCAGCGTCTTCCCTGAAACAATGAGTTTTGACGTGGTGCGAGAAACCACGGTGGCGTAACCGTTGTTCCCAGTAGCTCCCAAGACTCCGGCAACCAAAACTGTATCTCCAGCTTCAACGAGAGGCATTGTTCCGCCGACTGTATTAAACGAGTTATCAACAGAGGAAGAGGATATGTCAGATGCACTTAGTGGAGCAATTAACGTCGCATTATTGCGGCGAAGCGCAGAGCGGAATAGCGAACCGAGGCCATAGGCACGACCGTTAGTGTATTCAAACGACGGGTAAGCAAGCTCACAGGAGATGTCGCCGTCTACGTCAGTAGTGCCAAGACGGAAGTCGGCCACATTACGGTCGTCTCGCAGTTCGGCAGATACGTTTGAACTGCGCTTCTTCGCAAGCGTCACGCCGGTTACGCCGAGTTTGTAAAAGTCTACTTCTCCTCGGGCCTGCCCGTAAGTCGTTTCATCTGCGATGTTGATAATGATTTGATTAGAGTCTGACATGGCGTGTAACGGTTAGGTGTTGTGAGTTGGTGAAGGTCTGGTGGTGCGTCCGTGCCAGTAGATTGAAACGTGGCAGCAGAAGCGGGCGTCGTCGCGGATGTAAGGGCTGTTTTTAGACTGTTGGAAGCGGGCGACTGCGCCAGAGTAAGTTGAAGTTGAGCCTGCCGTGAAATACCGTTTGGTCTTCCCGACTGCGGCTCTGAGAGCACCTTCACCCAAGTGAGACGGAAAGTAAAGCGATAATTGCAGGATTCCGCGCTCGTCGTCTTCACCTCCAAGACCCATCGTTACCGGGTTCGATGAGATTGGCAGTTTATCCACCGAAACCCACACTGCGTCAGACGGTGGCGTGAACGACACTCCCGGCCATGCGATTGAGGCTGACGTGAGTCCCAGCCCTCCCGACCCGCTGGAAAGCTCCAAGAACCGCTTGGCGGCTTGGTTTACGGCGGCTTCTAAGTTCTCGTAGCTCATGCGTGCTTCCTGACTGCCTTCCTGACAATCTCATGGAACTTGGCAACATTTATCCGCACCATTCCCTTCGGTGCCCACTGTGAGAAACCGGAGGCCAAAACATTCTCCGAAGGCGGCGGGAGTCCGTTTCGAGCGTTCCATGCGTAGTGTTTGTAGCCGAACTCAGCTTTGAACCCGTAAGGATTGCCAGGTCCGTCCTCGCTGTGCTTGTTGCTTTTTGCGGAGTTCGATAGATACGTTACAGTGTCGCGCCTTAAACCTTCTCCAATGTTATTCAAAAGTGATGCGTAAGCCACTGCCGATGCTGCCGATTGATTTGCCTCTCTCTCGCTTGGCGTGTGATTTCGCCTATCCTCATTCCACCAAATAGGCGAAAGGTCGGGCGCATTTTGAGAAGTCATCCAATTGGCCGTCAGTCGTCCCGTGTCAACTGGTGTGTCAAAAATGATGTCACCGAAGATGCTCATTATCACGTCCTTGCGAACAGCCTCTGCCGCCTTGAGGCTGCGAACCTGGAACGAGCGAATGGAGTCTGAGAAGTGGCCCATGTTATTTCCTTTCGACCGCCACGGTGTAGATCAGCGGTGTTGCCCCGTCTGGCTTCAACGGGTTACACCCAAGCACTTCCCATGTAGCCGATTCAAGCCCTGTCACCACGTCGCCATTCGTCGGCTCAAAGGGAGCCGTAGAACCGGCGATAAGCAGGCGTCTGAGCCGTCCCTGCGTAAACGCCTTGATAACCCGGTTGTCGGCCTCAATCGTGCCCGTGATAAGCTGTCTGACACCTTTCTCGGTGTAGGTGAGAACAACGCAGTCAATCGTCCCGATAGTCGTGTCCTGCGCGGCTGAAAACGTCCCCGCAACAGGGTCAAACGTCCCCCCCGTCTTCCGCGATAGGGTCGCGGTCGTCCCGGCGTCACGAATGAGGTCAAGGGCCTGCTGTGCTATCTCGGGATAGTTCATGCGCGAACTGCTTCAAGGGTCCAAAGGCCAGTCCCGGCCTTCATCAAAGGCTTCAAGAAGTTCATCGCCTTATTGAACTGAGCCTGCACGGTTGAACTGCCGCGCTTCGCATACTCAGTCTCAATCACGTCAACCTTCTGTCTGATGATTTCGCGTCCGGTGCCGACCGGTTGCAACGGATAGGTCTCCGAGTCGTAGGCGAGTTGAATCTGAGCAGCAATCAGCTCGGAAGGTATCTCATCGTCGGGAAACTCCACGCCATCAATCCACACATCGGCTCTCGGCCACTGCAACGATTGGTCTTCATCCGTCTTGGTTCCTTTCCACCTGTCTCGGTATCCCTCAAGCACGTCCATTGCGTTCACCAACCGGGCTTCCACCACGCTATCCGCACCCGTGAAGGTCAGTCCTCGCGCCGTAGCCCAAGTGCGGGCGTTTGCCACCGAAACGTAGCTGTTTGCCCCGGTTACAATCGTGCCGTCTTCTACGATGAGTGCCATGTCTGGTTACAAAAAAGCCGGACAGCCCGAGCGCAAGCCCAAACTGTCCGGCTGTGATTGGATTCAACTCAGCTCACGGCGGTGGTAGCGACCTCGCGCCAAGTGTCGGTCGCAGTTCCCTCAGCCGTGTCGCTGGCGTTGATGTAGATTTTACCGTTGTAGTGATACTGCTCCCACGGCTCGCCAACGGTGCCATTGACGCCGCCAGTCATGGTAGCCCCGGCCCAAGTATTCGACCCAGATGTGAACGTCTCTGTCGTCGCGTAGGAGTTGGCAGCAGAGCCCTTAACGATAGCCGTAATCGTCATCGCGTGCGTGCTGAAAGCAGCAGCGGTAACAAGGGTGTGGGCGGTGTTGATCGCGTCGGAGCCGTTGATAGCAGCAACCAAGTTCACCTTGGCGGCTGCGAGGTCGGCACCCACGTTAATTTCGCCGTCGGCATCAGCACCGGAAGCAACCCAAGTGAAGACCTTGTTCGCAACGGTGATAGTGTCAGCAGCAGTCGGCTGAACAGACATCGTGAGCACGCGAGTGGCAGCAACGGCCTGAGTTGGAGCGGCAGAGCCAGCCTTGAGGATGAGAGGCGAAAGGGCCTCATTGATGGATTTAGAGCCGTTCTGGCCCTGTTTGAGAAGTTGTCGAATAGCCATAAGATTGAGTGGTTGAGGTGGTAAAGAAAAAAGCCCCTCCGGTTAAGGAGGGGCCGGAAGTGAACCTTAGTCGTTGACCTTGAGGAAGGCAACCGGGATGTTTTTACGATCCCAGACACGGTTCCAATTCGCAGCGGTGGCGAGTTGGGCGTAGGTAGCGGCCTCGCTGTTGGTAACAGACGAGTTGGTGAACGTGAAACCGTAGGGGTGCCAGACGTTCGAGACGCGGGAGTAGATGACATCGTAGCCGCCGCCGTTGCCAGCGTTGGGAACGCGCTCCATTTCGGACGGAACCAGCACGCGACCATTGGCGGAACCAATCGCACCGGAGCCAAACAGGATACAGGTGTATGTAGTGCGGTTGGTGCCAGCGACAGCGGGAAGTGAGTCGTCAACAATCAGGCGCTTGCCCAAGTAGGTCGGGAAGCCAATGTTGGAACCAGCAGGAGTCACGTAGTCAATCAACTCAGCCTTTTGGAGGCGAGCGTGGACCTTGGAGTGAACAGCAATCGCGGTGATGCTTTCCTTGTGGTCGCCAAGGGTCTGTAAGGCGTCAATCACGACATCACCGGAGATACGCTCGGCGTCAGTGATGGCGTCGGCGGAGTCGGTGGCGACGTCCTTCACCATATCGCCGGAGTCGTTGGCGACGTTATCGGCCAAAACGCCAAGCAGCGATTTGATGATGCGCTTTTCGTTGTCGGTGGCCCAGAAGGCGGCGACACGATTGACGATGGCACCAAGTGGGTCAACGAGCGCGAGTTCGCGGGCAACGTTCATTGTGGACCAAGACTTGTTACGCTGGGCGACACGGAAGGCTTGAACGGCCTTGGCGATCTTGGCGTGAGTCACAGTGTCGGCGGGGTCGTCGTTCGAGTAGTTGGGCTCGCCAACGGTGAGAGGTTGCATTCCGGTGAGTTCACCGAGGTTGCCACCCTGAGAGATTTGGCCCGCGATAACTCCATCAGTAATGGCGATGCCAGAATTGAGGAAGCGGTTTAGGGCGGTCTGACGCTCTTGAACAAGAGTGCCAAAGGTAAGCGGATTGTAGATGTCCGCGATTTGAACGTTAGCCATGATAGTTTGTGGTTAGGTGTGTGAGGTTGGTTTACTGCGCCTTCTCAGCGAGATACTGGCGGTAGGCATCTGGGTTCTTGTTTGCGAACTGAGCCTGCTCCGTTGCGTTCATCTCACTGATTTTCTTCGGTCCTGCTTGTCCTCCGGCACCGCCGGGTTTTGAGCCTGTGCCACCGGCACCAGAACTCTTATTGCCGATCAGAATTGCATCAAACTTCTTGGAGTCAACCAGATTTTTCTTCAATTCGGCGGGCGTCAGAACGGACTCGGCACCGGACTCATCGAGAACTACCGTCACAGCCTTACCGTCACGGACCTCGGCACGGAGACGGCCTTTGATAAACGGCAGCATCAGTTCGGAGTTCGGGCCAGCCAATTCAACAGCGAGGTTCGAGGCTACACTGTCAACCAACTGCGAGGTCAGTGCGGTATTCAGGCCGGTGATTTCAGTCTTCAACTCTGTCTCCCGTTTCGCCAGAAGAGCGGCGTGACGCTTCTCGGCGGCGGTCAGTTTCTCATCGCCCTTCGATTGGTCGTTGCGAACCGTCTCCAGTTCCTCGCGGACGGCCTTTAGCTCGTCGGAGAGCTTTTTCTTCGCGTCGTCACGCTCCTTCTTAACGTGGTCAATTGTCCGCTTGAGAACGCTGGTGTCTTCCAGCCCCTCAACGTCGAGGACGTGGTTCCCGTCCGCATCAGCGGTCGCGACGTATTCAGCCTTTATCAAGGCAGGGAGCGCGGCGTAATCCGCTGCGCTGAGTTTGTGCTTTAGTGCCATAGTGTGTGAGTGGTGAAATTATTCCTCAGAGTCATCAGCGAATGACGCATCCCCAAGGGCCGCAACCGCCAATTCAATCGCCTCGCCAATCAGTATCGGACTCATCTGCTCGCCTTCGCCGCCTCGCCGCCATTCGTTGTGGTCGGCCAAAATCTTCGCCGCTTCTGCGTTCGTCATACGTTGCTCTCCTTGGTCGCCCGGTGGCATTCAATCGCCTCCTCAACCGAAACCCACGACTTTATCTGGCCGTAGCGGGCAAAGTAATTTCCGGTTCCTCTTGAAATGCGAATCGTTCCATTCAGCTCGCCGCTCTCATGCCGCGTGGCAAAAACATGAACACTGTCGAAGTGCTCTCCGAGAACATTCAGAGCCTCGTTCACCCGCTTGAGATCGTCGTTCCTCATACGTCGCTCCCTTCCTTTTTGGGCTGCGTAACCTTCTTCTCAAGGACGGCACGCGCTGCCTCTTCCTTCTTCTTCGCCTCATACCACGTCTTCCACTCCTCGGGCGTAGCGCTGGTCATGCTGCCGCGCTTGAACTGGTCGCGCATCTCGACATCGGTAATCGCCCCGGCCTGCCAGTTGGCAACCAACTGCGCTTGGTCGCTCGGCGTCAGATCGTTGGTGCGGAAGTCGGTGGACAAACGAATCTCCAACTCTGCCGTCTCCCACGCCGAATCCACAAACTGCATGGCGCGCCGGATTATCCATTCGTAAGCCTGCGACACGTTATTCGCCATACGGGCAAGCGCAGACGTGGAAGCGCCGTCGTGCAGTTGAACCTCGGTAGCAGTCATCGCCACCTTCGACATCTCAATCAGCTTCGCGCCAATCGCCACCATCTGCTTCTCCTTGTGGGTCATGGCTTCAAACGCCAAGGTGTTTGGCTTCGCTTGGACGATTCCCATCGCACCGGCATCCGGGAGAGGGATAATCGAGCGGCATCCAATCATTACCTTCCCGCCCAACTGCTCTTTGATCCAATCCGCGTCGAGCCCCGACATCCAATACATCGGCTGGCCTGTCTGGTAAACTGATTCCTCGTAGTCGGCGGAGTTCCTGAAATGCGCCCGGTTTAATTCCGTGAGGCCATCCATCGGAGGCAGGTCGCAACTCGAATCGTTGTTTTCGGAGCCGACGAACGTAAACGGAATCTCGGTGAGCGGTTTTCCGTCAACCATCGGCGTGTATTTCATCACCGTATCGTTGTCGCCAGGAATCAACTTGAACTCGCCTTTTTTCTCGGCGTTTTCGCGCCAGAGTTCAACGACAACATGACCCGCATCGTTCAAGTAAATAACGCGCCAGGAATTATCCAACTTCTGCTCGTAGCCATCGTCATTCGTGACGTATTTTTCAGAAATCACCAACCTGACGAGTTTCGTCACTCCGCCAAACTGCCCCAAGCGCCAATTCACAATATCGAACGGCTGAACCAGAGTCACGGTCGGCCTGATGTTCCCCTTGGTGATCTGCTCCCGCGTCACCATCCCATTCGTTGCCGGAAAATCGGCCAGCAAACCGCAGCGGCCAAACGCAATCACGTGATTCAGCGCCTTACTCGACTGCTGGACCAGCGACACGCCAGCCCCGTCAACGTCCATCTCCAGACGCTTCACCGACTCAGGCAGGCGCACTAAAGGAGGATCGCTGAACACCTGCCCGTTGTAGCCTTCAAGCGTCCGAGCAACCGCAGGGTAAAAGCACGCTCGCTCAATGTATTGGTTGTAGCGGGTCGTATTCTCCGGTGAGGTGTCATCAGCGTTCGGCTTCGGCAGAACCAACTCACGGAGCGCACGCACCGCGTCAGGGCCAGACACAAACGCATGAATCAAACGCCACTTCGGCAGCAACGCCGCGTAGTCGTCGTGGCAGTGGGCGATGTTCGGTCCGGTCGAGGCAGTTGGCATGGTGTTAGACAATTTTGAATTTCAGATGATGTTTCGCGCAGCCAAAAGACGCCTTGTTCAGCAGTCGGTTGGCCTCGTTGACCCACTTGGACAGACGGCGAAGGTTTCCAGTTACCTCACAACGCTTTGCGTTCTTAACGCAGGTATGCGCTTTTGAAAATAAACGCTTTATGTAAGCATCAGGCTCAACTTTCATTGTGATTCGTCCAGTGGGCATACGGGAAATCTCAGGTTATTCGCTCAAAACGCAACACAATTCACGCGCCGCCATACCAGCGCGTCTCAATCGGGCTGAATTGACGCTTCCGGTCAAGAATCCGGTAGCGCACTGCGTCCCAGCAGTGGTCGTTCCCGTCCGTCGCCGCGTCGTCAGGGTCTTTCGCGTCTCTCTGCAACTGAGGCAGCAGATTCAGCGCCGCATGACAGTGTTCCATGAAGAAAATCCCCGGCCCGTCACCGTTCACCGACGCCAGCAGCATATCACGCATCAGCGCCAGCCCGTTCTTTCGGCTTCCAGGGCTCTTATCCGATTCCGTCCACCTGATTTTCGCAGGCGGCAGCGCCATCCGCTTCGCAATCGAGTCCGTATCCGAGTCGTTCTGATTGTGAATCTGGTTATCCGCAGCGCCAGGCTTCACCTCGCCGACAATCCACTCCTTTTCACGTAACGATTTCTCTCTCGCGGCGATTCCGTCAGCCACTGCCTTAGGGCCGATTCGCAGCCCCACGTTAGAGGTCCAGGACGTTGAGCCAAGCCATTCGTTGAACATAATCAGCGACCCCTTCACCGGCCCCCACCAGACGCATTTACCGCCAGGCAGGATGATCTCCACCTCTGAGCCGTCAGCCTCCGCCCACCAGCCGCA